AAACTATGCACTTGAGGAAGAAAGAAATCAACTGACGGAACGGTTAACGCGGCTGGAGCAGACAGTTAACCAGCAGCCGGCCGATAAGCAACCACAATCTCAAGCTAACCAGTTTAGCAAACCAAAGCCGGTCTCGACCGATCCGAAGTTCAAGGATTACGACGAGTACACTGACGCCTTGACTGATTGGAAACTGGAGAAACTTGAATGGGATAAGCAGCAGAAGGCTGCCGCCGAGCAGCAAACTGTGCTAGCCCAACGGCAGGCCGAGACCTTTAAGGCCTATAACCAGGCTGTGTCTGAAGTTCGTGGCGTCCATGATGATTTTGATGAGGTGGTCGGCCGCACCGACCTGCAACTCCCGATGGCAGTCCAGGTCGCAATCGTCGGGATGCGGGATAAGGGGCCTGAGATCTCCTATCAAGTAGCCAAGGACGAGGAACTTTGTAACCATCTCTGTGACCTGGCTCTCAACCACGGGGACGCCGTGGCCCTGACTGAGTTTGGCCGCTGGCTAGCCTCGGTCGAGGAGCCTGAGGGCGAGTCGGTAGCCGTTGGTGGTGGTGGGAATGAGCGGCCTGTAGCCCGGACCTCCAGCAAACCTGCGCCGATTCGTCCTGTTGGTAACAGCTCGACCCGGTCACAGCTCTCACTGGACGAGCTACCGTTCCGAGATTACCGGCGCATCCGGGACGAGGCCGAGAGGGCGAGGTTCAGGCACTAATTCTCTATTCTGGAATAGGGAATGGTGTGATATAATAAGCCTAATCCGTGTAAAAACGGAGGCGGACTGAAAGTTAGTCGACTCTTGGGCACACAGATAAGACCCAAGTTTTAAGTTCCCTGTTAAGGGAGTGGAGGTCATGAGTGACCAATTCCACACACCAGGTAGGGTAGAAGTTGGGCGAGTTGGTCAAAGCCTGACGTAGCTAGACTGGGGCGGCGGTAGTAGGTGCTACGACCGAATGCTGACCTAGCCGAAAGTTCGAATCTTTCACTTCTATCCAAACTCTGGCCTTAGACTTTAGATCTTTCGCGGCGTTTAATCCCGCGTCACAGGTTGTTCTCGAAGCTGCTCCTAAAGAAGCTTCGTCTTGATTCAGGTTGCCGTCGGGCGTGCAAAGCGCCCAAAAAGCAGAACCCGTCTCGGCAACGGAAACCCAAAACGAAAACTCTTTTTAAGGAGAAGCTATGGCGAATACTCTCTTAACGATCAGCATGATCACGCGAGAGGCCCTCCGCATCCTTGAGAATAACCTGACCTTCACAAAGTATGTCCGTCGGGATTTTGACGACAGCTTCGGCCGGGCAGGCGCCAAGATTGGCACTGTTCTCAACATCCGGAAACCTCCGCGATATGTGGGCCGCGTCGGCCAGGGTCTTCAGATTGAAGACGCTACCGAAACCAGCGTGCCTCTTACCCTCAACACTCAGCGCGGCGTGGACATCGCGTTCACCTCGCAGGACCTGGCGTTGTCGATCGACGACTTCAGCGATCGGTTTGTCAAACCGGCTATCGCGAATGTCGCTAACTTCATCGACTTTGACGGCATGGGTCAGTACCTGAACGTCTACAACGAGATCGGAACCCCTGGAACTGTTCCCGCGGCTCTGCTCACCTACCTCCAGGCCGGCCAGCGGCTGGATGAGGAAGCGGCTCCACGAGACAATGCTCGGGCGCTTGTGATCTCTCCTGCCATGCAGGCCACGATTGTTGACACCCTGAAAGGCCTCTTCCAAAGCTCGCAGGACATCGCCGAGCAATACGAAAAGGGCACGATGGGCCAGGTCATCGGCTTCAAGTGGAGCATGGATCAGAATACCCGCACTCAGCAGGTTGGCGCCTACGGCACCTCGGCGCCCACTGTGACGGTTGCGGGGCAGACCGGCAACTCGATCCTCACCACTGGCTGGACGGCCACAACCCAAGTCCTCAACCAAGGTGACGTGATCACGTTCGCTGGTGTGTTCGCGGTTAACCCTCAGAACAAGCAGTCAACTGGTAGCTTGCGTCAGTTCGTTGTCACCGCTAACGTGACCTCGGCTGGCGGCGGTACGGCTACTATCCCGATCTCCGGGCCGGGCGGCCTGGGCATCGTGACTGCTGGCGCCTTCCAAACTGTGACCAATTCCCCGGCTGCCGGGGCAGTCATCACGGTTAGCGGTGCTTCTGGCGTCGGACCTTCGCCCCGTGGCCTCGCATTCCACAAGGATGCGTTTGCCTTGGGTTGCGCTGATCTGCCGTTGCCTGGTGGCGTCGATATGGCGTCGCGAGTCAGCGATAAACAACTGGGAATGTCCATCCGTCTGGTGCGCGCTTACGACATCAACACGGATCGCTTCCCTTGCAGACTGGACATCCTGTACGGATGGACGACCCTCTATCCCGAACTTGCCGTGCGAGTTGCCAGCTAAGGAGACATGGAGAATAACATGACCAAACGAATCCTCTCTATCGCTTCTCTGCTCACTCTTTTCGCCGGCATCGCGTTCGGCCAACAGGGTGGCACTAACCTGACTCAGACCACGCTTGCTTCTGCCCAGTATGGCGGCCAGCAAGCCGGCCAGAGCCTCAACTATCAGACAACTGTTAACCTGGCCTCGGCTACCGGGGTGCAGGCCGCAAACAACGGGCAACCTATTACCTGGTTGTACGTTGGCGGCGAGGTGGAAGGCGTTCTTACCCTGGTTACCGGGCAGACCACCATCTACAACGTCCTTCGCGGCCAGCTCGGAACAAAGATCGGGTCTCATCCCTCCGGGGACATGGTCCTGCTCTACGTCTCCACTCCGCAGTTTGGAGGCAACTCCGGCTCAGGCGGATTACAGCAAACTGATCCTCCTGTCAACGGCCTCTGCTACTCGGCGTCAAGCCCGATCTTCGGGCCTCCGCTGGTGCAGCAATGGCTCAACGTGTTGACCGGGGCTCAGTGGCTTTGCTCCACGATCACTAACACGTGGGTACCGAGCTGGGATAATCCCCTGGCGGGCCAGTCTCCTAAGTCAACGACTACCGTTGCTTCGGCGGCCGGTTTGATCACACCTTCGGGACCTCTGTTTGAGGTTAGCGGCACTGCAGCTATCACCGGGTTTAACATCCCGGTAGGCTTCAATGCCACGGCTTTCGGCGGGGGCAAGTTCTGTATCAACCCGACCGGTATCTTCACGACCACAACTGCTAACAACATCGCCAAGGCTTCAACTGCGGTGGTGGGGCAGCTGCTCTGCTACACCTGGGATGCGACTGACAGCAAGTTTATTCCCAGCTACTAACCCTTCAGAGGACCTGGGCGAACCTGCCTGGGTCCTCTGTCATTTTCTCTGAGGAGACCTGAATGCTGACACTTAAGGATATCTTGAACGGGCCGCACGAGTATGTGAACGGGGCCTACCGGCCGCTGCCGCCAAAACCAGTTGAAGAAGTGAAACCTGAGCCGGCGAAGAAGCAAGAACCCAAGAAAGGAACTTAGCCTTTGGCCACAGCTAACGAGATCATAGCAAGATCCCTCCGGTTAATCAACGTCCTGGGCTCAGGTGAACAGCCCACTGGCCCTGAGGCCCAGGACGCGCTGGTAACGCTCAACCAGATGCTCGACAGCTGGTCAACGCAGCGCATGGAGATCTTCACTGTGCAGCGCCTGGGGCCTTTTCCTTTGATCTCGGGGCAGCAGGCTTACACAGTAGGGCCTGGCGGCGACATTAACATCCCGCGGCCGCCTTACATTCAGCGCTACGGCATCTTGGACATCGACAACCCAGCTCAGCCGCTTGAATTGCCGCTCGAACCGCTGACAGCGGAAGAGTGGGCAGGCATCCCGGTTAAGAACATCCAGTCAGCGTTGCCCTTGAAAGTGTTTGACGATCGCGGGTTCCCGTACCGCACACTTTACTTCTGGTGTGTGCCGAACGTGCAAGTGCAGTTTGTCATCTACGCCTGGATCGCGCTGACCGCGTTCCCAGACCTGAACACTGACATTGAGTTCCCGCCGGGCTATGCAAAGGCAATCGCCTTCAACCTGGCTGTCGATCTGGCCCCAGAGTATGGAAGCGAGCCTTCACAGGTAGTGCTGTCGCAGGCTGCTTCTTCGTTGGCGGCAATTCAGAGCATCAACCCACAGGACTTGGTCCTCCGTTGTGACCCCGCAGTTACTTCACCGCTCCAGGGGATTTACAACTGGATCACAGATAATTACGGCCGAAGTTACAGAGGATAGAATTTTACAAAAAAAACCACCGGTGGAACCCGGATGAAGAGGAGAATGAAAATGTCACTGTTTGAATTGATTAACGAAAACAAAAATAAGGGTTATGAACCTGATGGACTTACAGATCATGACCTTGGGGTGTTAGCCGATTGGGCTAGTGAATGGAAAAATTGTGTGGTCAACCCTGATTGGAAAAGAGCTTATGCTTTGATTCGAGAAGGGGCAGATCTTTTACTTCGTCGCCGTGCCCGGTCTTCTATGCCTGCGAATATCTCTCCTCCGGAAACTTTACCGGAACCTTTTGAGCCACAAATGCAAGCGATAAAGGGATAAAGAATGGCAAGGTTTGGATTTTGCGGCCCGACTTACCAGTCAGAGTCGGTAAACGCGGACGCACAAAGGTCAATTAACCTTTACCCTGAGGCTGTTGAATCAGGTCAAGGTCGAACTGCGTATGCCATGTACCAGCGCCCCGGCCTCCAGCTCTTCTGCACTCTGCCTGGCGAGTCAGAAGTTCCGCAGCTCTTTCAGCAGAACGGCCGGATGTTCGCCGCCGGACTTTTCCTATGGGAAATATTCGCCAATGGTACCTTTGTAAAGCGCGGTGCCTTGAACCCGGCCCTCGGCCCCTACATCACGATCGTCGCCAACCAGAACCAACTGCTGATTCTGTCGAACGGCAACCTCTACGTAATGACGTTGACGACTAACATTGTGGCGCCAGTTAACATGGCCCAGTTTAACGGCCCCATCAGCCAGATCGCTTTCTGCGACAGCTTCTTCACCGCAGTACAGCAGAACAGCCAGAACTTTTACACTTCAAACTTGCTTGATGGCACTACCTGGCTTGCGGTGAACGCTGAGCAAATCTCATTGGTCACCGACAACATCGTCAGCCACATTGTCAGTCACCGTGACGTGTGGTTTCTGTGTAGTAAAAGCTCGATCGTATACTACAACTCAGGCGCGACGCTTGCACCCTTCATTCCGATTTCAGGGGCTTTCGTCGAGCAGGGCTCAGCCGCGGTCGCCGCGGTGTCCAGGCTCAATAACAGCATCTTCTGGCTTGGGCAGGATGAGCGTGGAGCCCTCGTCGCTTTCATGGCGAACGCTTACACCCCGCAGCGTGTGTCAAACCACGCGATTGAGAACCAGTGGCAGCAGTACGCAGTGACATCTGATGCTACCAGCTTTGCTTGTGAGTTTAACGGCCACGTCTGGTGGGTGATCTACTTCCCGACGGCCAACAAGACCTGGGTTTTTGATGTAGCTACCACTATGTGGCACGAGTGGAGTTACCTGGACCCTAAGCAAGGCCCTGTGGCTTTTCGAGGCCAGTGCCACTGCTTTGCCTTTGGGCAGCACTTCGTGGGGGACACGGAGACTGGCGCCATTTACCAGGCCTCTATCCAGTTCAACACTGACTTTGGCACCCCGATGCAGAGGTTGCGCCGGGCGCCCGCCATCTCAAAAGAATTAGAGTGGCTTCAGCACTATGCTATGCAGTTAGACCTGGAGACTGGCCTCGGGCCTATCCCTCCGCTGCCCGGCACTCAGAATCCGACCTTCATTACCTTGGCCGACGCCAACGGGGTCTTGTGGGCTGTGGGGGTTAATGCTCTTGGAGTCTTAACGACCACGCAAATCAATACTCCCTTACCTCAGCCGGTCCCACAGACTGTAGTGTTGATGGACATTGACGGGCAAAATACCTATTGGCTGCTGACGGTGTCGACTCTTGGAGTTTTGACGACTCAACTCGTATCTGTGCAGCCGTTACCTGGGTGGGCAGTGCTTCCGACCTTGAAGTACCAGGTGAGTCTGATCGGTTCGACCAACGCGCAGTTGTTCACCAGCGGTTCGTTGAATAGCGCCCAGACTACCTTGACTTTGAACCTGACCGGCGGGTCTTATCCTGCTACGCCGGTAAGCGTGCAGAACGGGGCGACCTTGCTGGTCGCTATTCTGGCATCGCGAGGCGGCCCGGCAGTTATTACTGACAGCCTCTCAAACAATTGGCAATATCTTACCGCTTACACAGATGCAACGACCGGGGTGACGGTGCAGATTGCCTATGTCTACAACCCGATCATCAGCTCGCAGGACACCTTCAGCCTGGCGAATCAGAATGAGTCCTCAGCTTTGGTCTACGCTTTTACCGGAACCTTGCAGGCTTCCGGCGTTGTTGATATGTTGAATGGAGTGGCTTCTTTACTGCCGTCGCCCTTCCAACCCGGTGCTATAAACCCAACGGCAGGCGACCTGGTAGTCGCGGGTTTTGCTACAGCCGGCCAGCTTCTGACCGCCCCGACTATTAACGATGGCTTCTCAACTTCTTTAGTGGCGGGCTCGGCCGGAACCGCAGGCGCCGCCGGCGCTTTTCTGCTGAATGCTCCGGCATCAACTCTTGATCCTACCTGGACTTCACCTCTATCAGGTGTTCCAGCCTTGGTTAGTTTCTTCTGCCCAAGCTCGGTAATTGGAGACGTTACCGGGCCAATTCCTAATAGCTACCAACTGACAGCGGCCGACGGAACGCATCTCTTCAACCTTCAGGTTACAAGCCTTGGTGTCCTGCAAACTGTGGCAAACGGCACGGTGGGCCGGCCTCCTCAGGTTTATTTGCGGTGGTCGGATGATGGAGGCCACAACTATTCAAATTACTATGCTCTTCCTTTTGGCTTGGCCGGCGCCTTCCAGACCCGAGTCATCTGGCGTCGGCTTGGGAGGTCGAGGCAGCGGGTTTATGAAGTAAGCTGCACTGACCCAGTGCCGTTTCGTATTGTGGATGCCTACGTCAAGGCGAGCGGCGAGTTTCAACCGCAGGAGCGCATGGTGCAGAGCTACAGGAAGGTAGGTTAGGATGAGCGTCAATACAGGCACGGCAGGCTTTCTCCGAGGACCGATTGTTAACCCGGACAGGACGATCAGCCGCGACTTCTTGAAGTTCGTGCAGAACGTGCAGGCCTACAACAGCCAGCAACAAGCCTACACTGTGGCTCAACTGCCGAACAACAAGGACTTGGTTGAGAGCCAGACAGCCTTTGCTGTGAACGGTCGCAAGGTAGGAGAAGGACCGGGAGGCGGCAGCGGGGTGCCTGTCTACTGGTCTACTGGTTTTTGGCGCGTTTACTCTACAGACCAACCGGTGGCTGCATGAAGATCCAGAAGCTCAGGACAAACGCCTATGACGTGCTCGACACAGTGGCCGGCGGCGAGAAGCCCAACCCGACTAACTCTGTGGTAATGGTTGCCACTGACGAGAAGGGCGAGGTTATCGGCCGCATCTTCCTGCTGACGCCGGCCCACATTGAGGGAGTCTGGGTGAAAGAGCAGTATCGAAACCAGGGGATCTTTACAGAGATGGTTGGCAAGATGGAGCAGGAAGCCAAGACTTATGGAATCACAACTCTGTTTGCCTATGGGGTGAACGAGTATATGGACCGGCAGATCGAGCGGTTGGGCTACAAGAAGCAGCCTTTCACTGTGTGGACGAAGGAGATATAAGATGCCAGCAGCCTTAGGGATCGGAGCCGCGGGGTCAATCATTGGCGGTATCATTCAGGGTAACGCCGCCGGTAACGCGGCGGCGGAGCAGGTAGCCCAACAGCAAAAAGCTTTGGCTGTTGAGCAGGCTAATCAGGCTCAAGGCATTAACTACCAAAACCAGCAACTCCAGACCACACAGGGCCAGCAGCAACCCTACCTTCAAGCCGGCACTCAGGGCTTAGGTAGTCTTGAGAACCTTCTTGGTGTTGGTGGTGGAAACGGGCAAGCCGGCTACGGAAGCTTGCTGCAAGGATATGGGGCTTTCCAGGCTCCTACTTTGTCCCAGGCCGAAAACCAACCGGGCTACCAGTTCCAACTTCAACAGGGCCTGAACGCCTTGCAGAACTCAGCCGCAGCACGCGGGACACTTCTTTCTGGCGGTACTGCTGCGGGCATTGAGCAGTACGGCCAAGAAGCGGCGCAGCAGGACTACTCCAATGTGTATAACCAGATGCTGGGAACCTACCAGACCAACTACAACACCTTTGCCCAGAACCAGGCGAACGAATATAACCGCCTGTCTGGCCTGACGGGAGTCGGTCAGGGTGCGGCAAACGTGCTTGCGGGAGCTCAACAGAGTGCGGCAGGAAATGTTGGCAACATCCTGACAAATGAGTCGGCTCAGCAGGGCCAGACTTATGGCGCCATCGGCAACGCCCAGGCAGCCGGAACTATCGGCCAGGCCAACGCCTACTCAGGGGCGATTGGGAACGTAGCGAACCTGGCTTCGACTGCCGGTATGCTGAATTATCTGCAACAAGGTCAAGGGGCGAGCGGCAGTTACGGCAGCTCGTACTAGAGGAGAACTATGAGCGCAGCAACCATACCTTTGATGGGGACGCCTTACCAGCCGGCTAACCCTGTGCAGCAATTAAGCCAACTGGCCCAGGTGCAAAACCTGTTGCAGGCCGGCCCGCAAGAGGCGCAACTCCGTCAACAGCAGATTGACCAGAATGACTATGAGTTGAAGCAGCGGCAGGCGATCAATAATGCCTATAAGTCCGCTGTCAACGTTGACCCGGCTACCGGACAACCGAGCTTTGACACAAATGCCCTGACGAAGACTCTAGCGGCCTCAGGCCACGGTGAGGCTATCCCTCAGATCATGAAAGGGATCAACGACTATCAGAAGAGCCACGTTGATCTTCAGGAAGCACAGCAGAAGGTCGACACCTCATCTCGTGATGCGGCTGGGGCGGCTGGCTATGCTATTCGCTCAGCTAACTATGACCCAGGCCTCACAACCTCTATTATCCAGCACCAACTGGCAACACCGAATCTGGACCCTCAGCACCAGCAGATGTACAACCAGATGTTGCAGGCTATCCAGCAAGACCCAAGCAAGGTGAAGCCCCTGGCCGATCAGATGGTAGCAATGAGCCCGAAGTACACGGAACTTGCCTCCCAGGATGAGGCTAACAAGGCTCGTGCCCTGGCAGCGCAGACTGGGCAACAGCGGCTACAGGCCGAGATGCCGGGAGGCCCGCTAGCCAATGTTGATCGCTCTGAGATGACCTCCTGGCAACAGAAGCAACAGGCTGCCGGAAAGCCTTCTAGCCCTGCGGACTTCATGGCCTATAAGGCGTCGCTTGCACCTACAATTGCGCTTAACCTGGCGGCTCAAGCTGGCGGCGGCCTTAGTAAGCCCGCGGTCGACAACGCGGCCGAGCAGTACTTCCAGACAGGAACTCTGCCGCCCAGCGCACGAGGCACGGCCGGTCTTGCCCAGAACCGGGCTATTATGAACCGGGCCGCCGAGCTTCATCCTGGTGAATCGCTGCCCGAGTCGACAGCCGCCTATGCCGCGAACAAGGCCAGCTTGAAGAACGTTCAGGAGAACTTTGACCAGATGAACGCTTTCGAGAACACTGGCCTCAAGAACCTGGACTTGTTCTTGGACAAGGCGAGCAAGATACCAGACCTCGGGACGCGCTTTGCAAATACGCCGCTTCGGCTTATCACCGGGAAGATGATTGGAACCGATCAGCAGGCCGCGATGGAAGCAGCACGTGTGACGGCTAGCAAGGAAGTTGCCAAGGTGCTAAGCTCAGCCAAGGGCTCCGGCGTACTCTCTGACTCACAGTCTAAAGAGGTCGATGATATCCTGGCCGGTAACCTCAGCCTTTCAGCGATGAAGTCTGTGGTTGGTACCCTGAAGCAGGACATGGCTAACCGCCATGAGAGCTATCAACAGCAGATTCAGGATATCAAGGGCCGTCTCGGGGCCAAGGGTAGCCAGACTCAAACCCCTCAGACTACCAAACCGTTGAACATCACTCTACCAAGCGGGAAGAAAATCAGCATCGAGTAACCTATGGCGACTTTACCGACTTTACCACAGGATTTATCACAACTCGCACAGCCTTGGGCCAAACCTAACCCGGTGGTTACACCAGTGACTTCTCAGCAGGCCGACCCGATCGCCCAGCGGCAGGCGGCGCAGACCACGCCTCCGCCAAAAGCCTCCAACAACTTATCAAATGAGGATTTGGCGGCCCTCACCGAGAGTTGGAGGCACCTAG